ATCTAAATCAAGATGTTCATATTCGCTATTTTTTTCTAATTTTTTTTGTGCCATAGATTTTTTCCTATGAAAATTTACATAGATACCCAAAATAATACAAATAATATGAGAAATACTACAATAACAATTATAAAAGTCAAACCAAACATTTTTAATTCTTCTCGTTGTTGTTTTTTCTCTAACGCTCTTTGTTTTCTTTCTGCTAGTTCTATTTGTTTTGCTTCCTCAATACGTTTTTGTCTTTCTGCTTTTATTGAGGCCCACGTTCCATGTCCAAATCTAAGATCCACCATTACAGCCACCTCGGCAAGCCGCTCGGCTGCTAACTTACCATCAATGATTTCTTGAGCGACTGTTTCAACACCCATTTGATCTGCAAAACCAAATTTTGATTTTTTTGCTCTTGCTTTTTGTGCTTCTTGCTCGCCACGAAATAAATCATCTATAGACCCTGCAAGTTCTCCAATATCCTTACAAGTGTCTATATTTGATTTTATAAAATCATGTGCTTGTTTAACTAAACTAATGCCTGTTAAAATTTCTGCTACAACCATAGAAAAACCTTTGTTAATTTAATTACATTATAACATAGGATAAAGTTTGTGAATATGATTGATTTATCTTTTGTTTTGTTCTTTAAAAACAGTTAATTCTTTTTGTGTTCGCAATCTTTCTTCTGCGATACGAGATTTTTCTCTTAATGCTGCTTCATTTAAATTTAATTTTTGTTGATCTAAAGACATATCTGCCATGTCTTTTTCTCTTTCTTGTGCTTGCTGTTGTTCAAACTCTTGTGCTTTTCTTTGAATTTCAGCACCTCTTAATGCCAACTCTTGCTGTCGAATAGCAACTAATGGGTCAGGTTGTGCAGGTGGTGTTATTGCTTGTGAATACTGCTCTGTTAATTCACCAATTAATTCTGCGGCACGACCTGCAATATCGTTTTGTAATTTTTGCATTCCTTGCGGTGATTGCTGTAATAATACCAATTCTTCTTGTGGCATATTTGAAGTTATTTCTGCTTGAGCCATTTGTTCTGCCATAAACCCTATATGCTCTTGAATATGCCCTTGTAATGTCATTACAATCGAAGCATTAGCTTGTGCCACTGGCGTTGCAATGATGGCGGTATGAGCCTCAATATGTGCCTGATGATTCTGTTCGGAGAAAGCCTGAAGCGGCTTACCACGCATAGCCTCCTGATTTTCCTTTCCAGGATTGGTAGGCATTGGTTGAGGCGGTTGCGGTAATATTGTATCAACATTTGTAACTCCTAATGCTTCATACATTCTACGATAGGCTTGATATAAACCCATTTCGTTTCCATGTATTTGTGGATTAGATTGCACTAACTGCAATTGTGTTTGAGCCAATGCAATACGCTGTGACATTGAAAAAATATTTGGATCTGATACAGGAATAACATCAATTTTGTCATCAAAATCTGCTACTTTAATTTGTGGCGGTGCACCTGGTATTTGATATGGGTACATAGGAGCCATAAATTTAGCAAAAACATTTGCTAGTAATTTAAATTCTGTTTTTTGTGAATAATGCAGACGTTTGTGAATGGCGGACATAACTTTTGTGCCTCGTTCCATAATCGCCATTGTTGTACCAACAGGTGTTTCTCCACCCATCTCTGCAACTTTCATATCCGCTATTGAAGCAAACCTTCTTCCAGAATCAACTAATGTACCTAATAACGCAAATAATGTCTGTGATGGTTCTTTAAATGGTAAAGCCATCAAAGAACTTCTTATATCCATGCCTGCAACGTCTATATCTCGAAACTCGCCAGGTGCTAAGGGTTCATCTTCATCTCGTATTCTAGCACCTCTTGCCTTAAAACCTGCGGGTAAATTTGATAACGTGCCTGCATCTATTAATTGACGTAATAAAGATGTAGCGGCTTGTGATAATCCACCAATCATGTGTGTTAAACCAAAACCATAAAAACCTAATCCTGGCAAAAATTTATAATGCACAAAATATTCTTTTCTTCTTCGCATAACATCTTGTTCTTCATAATTCCTGCGAATCGACAGAATATCGCCAGATTTTTCTAAAATTGTTACAATATAAGGGAGTTTTAACTCTGTGGTTTCACCCTTAACATCAACATCCTCAAAACCTGGCAAATCTAAATTCGTATGTATTTCGTATAATATTAACTCTTCACTTGTTCCAGATGGTTTCATACCACCAACTTCATCTATTGTTGTATTTACATCTGTATAATCCGAACTTGCATAACCTGAACTTGGTAAGTCAATATCTCGATAAAATCCTGATAATTGTAATTTTAATACTTCATTTCTATCCATACGAACAACATGTGTAATTCGATTTGCTGTTGCTAAATCTGTTGCTGTATAAGGAACAATAATATCTTCAGCATGAACAAATTTTGATACCGCTCTTTGTAGTAATGGATCAAAATATATCTTTTTAAATGTTGACCCTGTAATCGGCAAATAAAACAACATTTGATCTAACTCTGGGTCATACTCTTCCATTTCATAAGTGATTTGATAATTCATAAAATCTTTGACACGTTTTGCCTGTGCCATTGTTTCAAGGTTTTCATCACCTATGATTTGACATTGCACGGGTCCATTTGCTGGCAGTAACTCACGATAAGCCTGTGCTTGAAATTGTGTAACAGATTCTGCTAATAACGGATGCACAACACCTGATGCACCCTCAAATGGTTGTGAGCGTTCTTCATATCGCATACCTAATAAACTTAAACCATCTTGATATGATTCTTCCCATTCTTCTCTTGATGTTTTGTCATCTTCAATTTCGCCAACTAAATCTGTTGAAATAGTATTTAATTCTGATTCCTCTATAATATCTGCTAAATTACCATCAAACGGAATTTGTGGCATAGATTCCATTAACATTTCTTCAGAAACATCACCAACAATCATAGAACCATCATCAAGTTCTACTTGTCCCTCTTTTAAAGGTGTTTCTGTAATTTGAACTTGTTCTGCTTGAACTGTCCCTACAGGTAATTCTGTATCTATGCCTTTTTCAACAGCCATTATCTAATCTTTACAGGTCTTGGTTTGCCTTGATATGCTTTACCCATACCTCGAACAACACCACCTTTTTCATATTTTTCTGCTAATTTAGGATCAATTTTTTCTTGAACATATTCTGGTAACATACCAAACCCCTTAAATTTTAAAGGAACTTTTTTATTTTTATTTTTATCTTTCTTTTTATCTTTATTCATACCTGGAAAATTAATCTTTTCTCCAATGGTTGGAAGGCCACCTTTTTCCATTTTCTTTGCTTTAACCTTTTTAATCGCAGCAATTAACCCACCACCTTTTTTGAAAGCGACTTTCATATTTCTTTTACCAAGTTTGTTTTCATTTAATGGAACATTCATCTCTGCAAATTCTTTTTCCTTAACACCTTTATACACAGGTTTTTTTCTTTTTATATCTTGTAACCTAAAATTTTTAAAACTTTGTGGGTCAGGTAGTTTAACAATAGAACCAACTTGCATTGTTTTTTGTTTAACTGTTCCTTGAGGCGGTGTTCCACCTTGACCTGTTCTAAATTTAGGATTTAATTTTTGAAATTGTTTTAAAGTTATTCCTGCTTTTTTAGCAATATCACTAGCAGTATCTCCTTTTTTTACTTTATATCCTTTTGTTAATTTACTTGCACCACCACCCTTAATTGCTTTAATAAGGTCACTAAAAAAAGCTCCTGTGCTTTGTGTTGTAGTTGGTGATTTTCTTTTTGCTTTTTCATCATCTTTCATTGTATTTACCCTTCCACCGAATTTAAAATTTTTCTTTACATTACCTGCAGAATCTACAGTAAATTTTGGACCCTTTTTTTTCATTTCTCTCATATTTACTCTGTTCATGTAATCTTTAAGCATCTGTCTTTCTTTTGGTGTCATTCCCTCAACAGCACTAAATATATTATCAACTTTTCCATCAACTCTTTCAAAATCCATTAGTAATACTCCCTTTTTCTATATGGTATATCTTCATCATCATAATCTGTTGGTGTAGAAATAAATCCACCCATTCTAAAGCGTAATATGGCCTGTGTCATGCTATCTGCCAAGTCATCATGCTCTCCATTTGGAAATGCAGCACATTCTTCTACAACTTCCTCTGCAAAATTCATATCGGGTCGCCATACCATACCACTTTCAAACACAGGTGCACAAGCATTCATTCTTGTAAACTTATCAGAACCTCGACTTGGTGTAAATGGGGTAACAAAAACTCCCATTCTGCGTAATTCTTGTGTTAAAGGCGTTCCAGAGGCTTTTTGTTCCACCAAAACCATGTCTGGGTCGTATTCGTCATATAATCTTTTCGCATTTGTCTTAAGTTCAGGAAAATCCCAACGCCCTCGTTCGGCATCCAAAAGAATAATCGCTTCTCCATCACCATCGCTAGGCTCAAAAACACCCCAAGTAGTAATCGCTGAATAATCTGCCCTTTCACTCCTACTAAACGCTGTGTCGTAGGATTGTATGATGTATGAGCATGTAGGCGGGTTATCACTATCCCAAACATTCCACCATTCCCTCTTTATTATTGCACCTTCTTCTGCTGTTGGGTTCTGTAAATATTGTGCATTCCATTTTGCAACAGGTATGGAAGCCTTTACACCCTCAAGTTCTTCTTTTTGCCAATATTCGGGCCACAACACGTTGTCTGTGTCGGGAAATATCGCTGGGAACTCTACTACTTCCCACTTGTCCGCTCCCCCCTCTGCTTGTTTTTGCAGAACTTTCGCTGTTAAATCCCTGATGCTCCATCGTGTCATCACAATGATGATGGACCCCCCTGGCTGTAATCTTTGTCTTGGACCTGATGTGTACCATTCGTATATATTATCCAACGCTGTAGGCGATAATGCGTCTTGTTCTGACACAGGATCGTCTATGATTAACAAATCTGCACCTCTACCAGCCAATGCACCGCCTACACCAACAGCATAATACTCACCACCCTTGCTTGTAGACCATCTACCAGAGGCTTTTGCATCTACTGCTAATCTTACATCAGGAAAGATATCTCTGTAAATCTCACTATCAATTAAATTTTTTACTTTTCGACCAAAACCTACCGCTAATTCTGCTGTATGTGTCGCTTGAATGATTTTTTTACTTGGATTTTTACCCATTAACCATGATGGAAACAAATACGAAGCAAATTCGGACTTGGTATGACGAGGAGGCATGTTAATAATTAATCTTTTTAACTCTCCATTCGCTACTTTTTCTAATTTTTCTGCATAAATTGCATGATGTTTACCACCAATAAAACTTGGCCATACATGTCGTACATATTTTAAGAATTTTTTCTGCATTTCTTCTCGTTTTGACAAATCATCAAAGCGAGAAACAACTTTACTTAATGTTGCTAACTCTTCATCTGTTAAATATTCAACGGGAATATTAAAGTTTTCAAGTTTAGAACGGACCTGAGTCTGTTGTTGGGACTGTTTCATTTCTTCTTAAAAATCTATTAAAAATATCGCCTAGAAAATCCTCACCTTGATCTCTTTGCTGCTGTGAAACAAGACCTGTTGCAACGGGATCACGGCCAAGACGACCTAATTGATTTACTGCACCTCTTGTTGAAGGATTAAACTCTGGTCTGCCCGTATAAACCTTACCAAACAACCCGTCATGCACAACACCCACAATTTGACCGCTTGCATCTTGTACTGGCTGTCCACCCTCATCAATTTTATTCAGTATGCTTCTTGTCATGCCACGACCAATGCCTCCTGCAATATTAGCAACAGCACCACCCACACCTGGCAATCCTCTTAATTGATCGCTGATAGTTTGTGGTCTGTCCCTACCAATCCCTGCTCTTGCTTGTAATTGTGTTATAGGGTCTAAACCTGCACCTAATCCCTCAGTAACCCTACTTCCACCTCGTAAAGCATCTATTCTTGCTTGAATGTCAGGATCACGAAATGATGTTACACCTGCTTGTGGACCTGGATTTAGGTTTGTTTGTATTGCATCTAACACGGCACTTGAAGCACTTGGTAATGCACCACCACTCATTTGTGCTGCCTCGCCTGGTGATAAACCTAATCTTGAACCGCCTGTAACAATATCCATATCTGCACCTTGAGCACTTGTCATCATAGGTCTTGAGGTAGGACCTGTTATTGTCGTTGGCATTGCTATCATATCACCGCCTAAACCTCCTGCCGTTTCTGCAAAATCACTTACACCACTCTGACGCAAAAACTCTCTTCGTAAATCTTCATTTGTCGGTAAAGTCGCTAATAAATCCTCTGCAGATAATTCTGGAAAAGCACCTGTAGCAAAATCACCTCCAAGATTTCCTAATAAATCTTGACGCATACGTCTACCACCAGGACCTCTACTTCTTCCAAAAAAATCCTTTTCTGGAGGTCCTGCTATAAAATTTTGTAAATTTACTGGTGCTACCGATGGTCTAAATGTAATATCTTGTGGTGCAAAACCACCCTCTTGACCCATAGCTGGATCTGCGATCATTGGATCAACACCAACACCCTGACCTTCCATCAATGATGTATCGTCATCTCTTTGATTGAAAAAGTCTGCTATGTTGCTAATAGCTCTGCCACCTAAATCTCTTGCTCCTGACACAATGTTTCCCAACACGTTTGATCCTAATGATGTAATGCTATCATCACCTATTACACCAACTGGCCCTACTGGCATTGCTCCCATTTGAGCATCTTGTAATGCCATATCAAAACCGCTCTTTGGAGATGTGTCAAATGTCATGGGCTCCATAAAATCAGTAAAACCCGCACCAAAATCTCTGTCTACTCGACCTCCCTCCTGCATACTCATCACATTTTGCATGGATTTATCCGCTAAACCAGACATGTAACCCTTAAATTGTGAACGCATCAGAGGATCAGATTGAAAACTGACCCCCTGAGCAGGTGTTTTTTGTTGCATCGGTGGTACTATTCCGCCCGTATTCATTTTTTTGCCTCGTTTTTGTAATTCCTACATAAACTATAACATCAATCCTCAAACTTTGACAACAAAAAATGAAACTCCTTAGAGGATTGATATAAAATTTTGAACAAATGGGAACCCTTATCAACATCCTCTGTCGCATTCTCTATTCCATCACACAATGTTCTAATGCGAGTTTTGTCCCAGTCTGTTAGGGAACCTAATTGTTCTTTTTGACCACCCTCTTCAATCGCTAAATGACGTACCGCTAGTTCAAATTTTTTATCTATCGGAGTATGTCCACTTTCATAGTACCCATACATACGAGGTGATATACCCAAAGATGTCGCCATCTGAGTTTGAGTCATATTCGCTAACATCCTTTTTTGTTTTAATATATCTCCTGTCCATGACGAATAACCGCCATCTACTCGTTTATACGTCATCCTCAACCTCCAATAAACCTGCCGCCTTTGCTGTCGCAATAAAATCACTGACACTTGATCTTGCAATTGGTTTACCTCTAAAGTCTGTTAATCTTGTAGCCATACTACCTAATGCTACGTCATCATCGTCTGGCAACCACCAAATTCTACGAAATTCTGCTAAAAATTCACGATCATTTGAAGCGTGAAAAGTTTCAGGGCCTGGACCCACATCAATTAGTGTATATTTTGTCATTTTTAACTCCATTTATGTTTTATCACTATATATATAGCAATAGATTTCCATTATGTCAAGATGTATCTCGCCATTTGTCGAAAAGTCTATTTATAAATTTTTTTAGTAACAACATATAATAAAAACGGGGCTTGATATATGAAGCCCCGTTCTTCCCGTTTTTGATTTTGGATTCTAACATTAAGAATTTTCTTCGTTATCTTCGTCATCCCTTTGCCTTCGTGCCTTGGCTTTTAATTCCTCTATACGTTCAATTAATTTTTCGTAAAGTGAATCTGACATGTTAGCAAACAGTGAATCAAGACCAATTCTATTTTCTCTTTTTAATTTTGTTGGAGCCCCTATATTAAATTCTTTTAAAATTTCATACCTTGTTAGATCAATGCCGTCACCATAGCTGGCACCATTGGCTTGCTGGGTATGTGTAACAATTGCAGAGTCTCCAAATTGCTGTCTGAATTCACTGATTCTAGATCTGACATATTGTGCTGTGTTTCCAGTCAATGCCATTAAGCTCCGCCTTCTTTTCGTGCAAGATGCCACATCTGGCCAATTCGTGAATATGGTCTAAATGGTATTGATGGCGTTCTACTAATTTGAATCGTACCATATTCAATCCTATTTATATGAGAGTCATTAAATAAGTGATTATAAAATAATGCTTTGTTGTAAATCTTATTAAAATCTAAAGTATTTCCTTGATTCCTAAATTCAATTCTATTTTGAGATGTAACATTTTGAACATTTACAGCAAAGTATTTTAAATTTGAATGACTATATAAATTTTTTAACTGTTCATAAGATTCAATATTCTCAGTTATTTTATTTTCCAGGAATTTAATATTTTTAATCATATTTGAGGAATGACACTTTTTACAGATATCTTCTTCAGTCCAGACTCTATTTGTAAAATCTCTTCTGGTAAAATGTTCCATTGAGTCAAAAATTGTATAATTGTTTGCAATTCTTCTTACTACATCAATTGTAACAAGTGGGTGTATTGTTTTTTCATCATTGCTTGGAGTCTTTTCTATAAATTCATTTAATGGTAAATTTTGTTTTTTCTTAAATGATTTTTTTGAAAATTCTTCAATACATAAATTTTTATTAAATACTTGTAATGAAATATTATGATGAATTCCAGCAGACTCAAACGTGCTAGCACCAATGGTGTCTAATGCTGAACATAATTTTTGTAATGTATCCTTAAAAAAATTTGATGTAACAACCATGTAAGGAAGTACAATTTCAAAGTCTACACCATAGGTGCCGTCAGTTTTAACTTGAACATCTAATTGATATTCATTTTTTAATACTTCTTTTAATTCTCTATAAGTACGGACTCTAGAATTTGATAGCTTTCCTTCAATTTCAATAGAGTCCATGATTATTAGATTAGGTGATTCGTTTAAATTTGTAAAATTTTCGTATGTCATTGTTTTTATTCCCTTTTTTTGTTTAACATGTAAGACAAAAGTCTTATATAATTATAGCATATATTCCCATAAATAAACATATTTATTGCGGCAATTTTACATTTTTTTTTATTGCGGCAATTTTTTTAAAAATTTTTTTTGAAAAAAATTACATATACAGGGTGGGTATGCCATGTCTTGTATCATAAAGCCAGCAGCAGATTCCCCGATACCCGATACCCGATATCCGATCCTGTAACGCACGGACTGCTGCTAGTAATCCGAACAATTGTTCGGGTTTATTTTCTGGCGTAAAAAAAGGGTGGAAAAGGAAATTAGGAAAACCACCCTCTTTTTACTGGTGTGTTAGGCGAATTCTACAAAACTTTCCACCACTTCCCAAGATTTTGAATCTCTTGGTACGTTAATACAAGCACCATCGAACCAGTCAAGATACCAATATTCAATATAGTCAATGTCGTGATCTGCATTTAAATAAGCCCTAAACTCCGTACTTGGACCACCCCAAGAAAGTTGTAATCTGTAATAACTTCGCTTGTTCCTCATGGAATATTTTTCCACTTTGTCAAAACTTAAAGCAGTTTGATTTGCATAATCATATAAAGATTCATAATCGCCCTCGTCTTTGAAGTTTTTATAATCTTTCTCTTGAGATTCCCAAGAAGCCTGTACCAAGTCTTTACATTTTAATTGTTTAGCTAATTCCATTTTAAGCCCCCTCTTCTATTCTTGCCAATGACATTTCAGTCTCAAATAAATCTTTGTATTGTTTTTCATAAGAGTTTTGATTAGTTTTGTTCTTTATAATACCTGTATAATAAAGATGGCTTTCTACTCTCCTGTTAGCCTCTTCACGCAACCAATCTACAGCCTCTTGTTCATTATCAAATAATTCTACATCAGGTTCTGTATCTAAACTATCTATAGAATATATTACTTTATATTTTGTCATTTTTTTCTCCGTATGTTATTTGCGAATCATTTAATTATAATATAGCAGTATGTTGCTAAACTGTCAAACATTTATTTTTTATTTTCTGTTGGTATCATTCTAGGTTCTTTCTCTAAAACTATAAACAACCTGCTCCTGGATCAACTAAAATTACGAACAATTGTTCGGGTTTAAATCCAGGCAAAAAAAAACCCACACCAAAATGTGGGTTCTTTAATAAATGTTTTGCTAATTAAAAATTACAATTCATAAAATCTTTAATCGGTACAATCTTGGTGTCCCGATTTGTTAAACTAGGATATGAAGCAAACATTTTATTCATTTCTTTTTTTGCATCACTATATTTTACAAAATACTTGTCAAAATCACCAGCACTCCATAACACATATTTGTAAACTTTCATTTTCTTTTTTCTTTCCATTTTTTCCTCCGTTAAACTCTTTTAATAACAAATGGCATACTGGTTAAGAAGTAATCTACTTGCTCGATTGCCTCTTGCTCGGTCTGTCCATCATTAGGCACATAATAAAATAAAGTACCATCTACACCCTCGATTTCAATTTTAAATTTAAATTCTTCCATTTTTTTCTCCGTTAAAAGTTTGCGAATCATCTAATTATAGATTAGCAGTATGTTTCTATATTGTCAATCTTTTTTTTTGGTGTTACTGAATTTTTTTTCCATGATCCAGATGCGATCCAACCAGATAGTTTCCGTGATCCAGATAACAATTACGAACAATTGTTCGGGTTTTATTTCCTGTAAAAAAAAACCCAGATAAATTTTCTGGGTTTTTTCTCTGGTATTTAATCTTCTCTAACTGATTTTGTATACCTCTGATTTTTTAAAAGTAAACAATTTATCTTCAGGGTCATTGAATAAATCAGCATCTTCATCTTCAATCACGACTTCTGTTGGGTGAACATGAACCACAATACCATAAATTTCTTGACCAAAAACTTTTACTCTATCTTCTACTTTAATATCTTTATCCATTTTTATTGCCTCTTTGCATAATTTGTTGCATCTCGATAATCCTAGCTGGCAAAACAACTCTTGAATTACAATTGGAACAACAACGACCTTTATTAACTGGTTCTGCATTATGTCCATCTGTCCAACCATTTATATGAACATCAATCTTGTTACCACAAATGGAACAATCTTTTTGTTTTTCCATCTGCTTTTTATATTCACCAACTGCTTCGTCAGTAATTTTTTTAACAATTGAGTGTAATGATTTCATTTTGTTTCTCCTTTTTAATTTGCGAATCATTAAATATACATTAGCAATATGTTTCTATATTGTCAAATGTTTTTTTTATTTTCTTTTCATCATAACTTTTACTTTCTGCAGCAACCTGTGCAGCAACCAAAATGAACAATTGTTCGGGTTGACTGATCCAGGCTAGTTCAGGAAAAGTTGCTGCCTGGTTGCAACTTATCCTGCTGCGTCTGTCAGGGAACAATTGTTCGACTGCAGCAGCGTTTGTTGGGATCACCCCGATCCAAAGAAGGTAACTCCCCGAACCCGATATCAAACCCTAACGATTTTCCCGATAAATACTATATGTTGTCCCCGAGCGTGCTGTTGGATCTATAACCCGAACAATTATTCGCATACAGGACCCCGATCCAGGAGAACCTGACCTGTAACTTTAAATAAAAAACCCCGAACATCAGGATCATGCGTGGATAAAACCCGAACAATTCTTCGGGTAGTACCCCGAGCAGCACCAGGCGTAATATACGAAACCCGAACAAATTCAAAACCCTGACCCCGAGCCCAGCAGGTTTTTCGCACATATTGTGGTTTATTTCTTATCTTCTACTATATTTTGTGGTTTAGTCTTTTTAGGCGTGATATTCTTCATTCGATTGTTTGCCATTCTACTAAATTCTTTAAGTTTTTCAAGGATTTCATCTCTGGACATAACGCTCACATCTTCGTGCATAACGTGTGATTTATTCACAAGTAGTCCAGTCGCCTTTAAACGCAACTCCTCCGCCCGAATAGCATCATTGTATTTGCCGTTATCCCAAGCCTCATTACGCAACTTCAATAAATCCCTGACAGACTTATCAATTGTAACACCATACTTGCTACGGGCTTCTAATCGCATTTCTTCTAACCGCTCTTGCACAATTGGATTTCGCAACAACCGAACCGCAGATACGGAGGCATTTTTATATCCCGCTTCTCTTGCGGAAGCAGTTTGTGTTAAATCTTTATGAAAATAGAAATCCAAAAACTTTTGTTGTTGTGGTGTTAGTTTTCTTATTCCCGCTAACCTTTGTTCTCTTGTTAAATCTTCGCCTGCTTTTGTCATAACATTTCCTTATATATATGTTAGGTATCATGTCCTAACATATATATATATATATATGATACCTATGATACCTATGATACTTTCAATAAAAACAATGACTTACGTCAACTATCAATAATTTACTTTAACTTGATACCTCTGATACTTTTTCCATAACCTATTGATATTAAACGATAAAAAAATATCATAAAAAAAAGTATCACTGATACTTTTATAGTGATACTTTTTCTAAATGTAAACCCGAACAATTTATCGGGTTTTACGGAGGGATTTTTTACGTTTAATTTCATCAAATATTCCAAGCAATCCAAAAATCATTGTTAAGATTCCAACAATAATCATTGGATAAAATACCAAATTTGCCTCCATTGGCATGGCTAATGGTCTTAAATAATACCCTATCCATGCCAACAGACCTCCAATAATTGTTAAAAGCATTTGTATTTTCATCATTTTAACTCTCCATACATTATATCTACTAAATTAAAAATTAACAAACAAAGTTTAGATATAAAATCTACTGTCTTGTTTCCTATCTTGATAACATTCATCACAAACATTAAGATGTTCGGGTGGTTCATCAACGTGATATATTTTACCACAATCAACACATTCATAAATGTGCAGTACATTAAATATGATTTTTTTGTTGTATT